ATGTCATGGCCGATCATCAGAACTCATACAGCGGGTAGGACTCATTCGTCAGATCCGCACCACACGAGCAGTACAGGGCGCCGAACGCCAGGTTGCACCACGGCTGATGCGCGCCCGTACCCATGCCCGTTCCGTAAGGACGGAAAGAGAACGCACCCGACCCAGATGTGGTGCTCAGGCCCAGCAGGACCCACCACTCGTCAAGGATCGCGACACGGCCCTTGCCCGACCGGAACGTCTTAGCAATAGACGTGTCATCAACCGAGTAACTGACCTGAGTAGAGTTGTCCGGCCGCTCAGCATGCGTGACGACAGCCTCACGGATCACGTAGTCCAGCAGCGCCTGCTCAACAACGATCGTGTCGTCGTCCAACGAGTCGTAGCGAAGCTGAATGAGCATCAACGCATCGGCGAGCCACATCTGGTAACGCTGCTCAGTGACAGACCCCGAAACGGGGGCGGCTAGGCCTAGTGCGACAGCGATCGTCGCGGGCGTGACAGTGGTCACTAGTGGCATAGCCGCCCCCTTCTCGTCAGGACTTGTCAGACTTGGGCGCGGCCTTCTTGGCCGTCGCCTTCTTTTCGGTCTCAGCCGGCTCGAAGCCAACCGCGAACCGGTCGTCCTTGCTGTCGTCAACGCTCACGACAACACCCGTCTCAAGGTTGCGAAAGCGACCCATCAGACGTTGGCCACCGCGTCCTTGACGGTCGCGAAACCGTCGAGGTCCATGACGCCCCAGCCGTACACGACCTCCAGGCGGAGGGCGAGCTGGTTCTGGCGCTTCAGGTCGCCCAGGCCATCCGGGTCACCGAACTCGATGACCTCGACCGGCACGTTCACCTGGACGCCCCAGCGGAGCAGGTCCCACTGGCCGACGATGGCCTTGATGTTGCTGTTCGCCGACGCCTCGGGAAGACCCGACACGGTGCTCGAGGAGTAGGCGTTCAGCCCCTCGAACGAGGTGAGGTTGGAGCCGTAGCCCAACTCCGGGTACTTCTTGCGACCATCCGAGTAACGGGCCGTCGCAACGGTCCACGCGTAGGTCGGGTCGAAGGCGATGCCGTTGGGGATGTACCCATCGGCGATGACCAGGCCGGCAGCCTGCTCAATCACGGTGTCAGGCGTGGTCAGGGTCGCGGTCGTGATCTCGACCGAGTTGGTCGTGGTCCCGATCCGGTCACCAGCGACGATGGACGCGGCAGCGGTACCCGCGAGCGGGTTGATGCCGTGGAACACGCCAAGGTCAAGTGCGCGAGATAGGGCCAGCCCGCCCTCGGACGCGAGGGTGTTGAGGACGCCGAGCTGGTACGCCTCGTCGGCCCACTTGACTTCCTGGTTGAAGCGCATGGTGAGCTGGAACTTGTGAGGCGTGACGACCTTGGTGCCGAAGGTGGCGTTGGTGGGGCTCTTGGCCACACCCTCGCCGACAAGCTCGGCGCGCGGGCGGCCGGTCAGGGTCATGTGGGTGACCTCGCCGAACTCCTGCGGCTCGGCGCCCGAAAGGGCGGCGACAGCGGAGCCCTCGAGGGCCTTGGAGAACATGCCCTTGGCGATGTTCTTGGGCAGGGTGATGCCAGAGGTTGCGAGGATGGCCACAGCCATACTCCTTTCGGGTTAGCCGCCGAACAGGCCGCGGACTGTTGCCAGTTCCGGGCTGTCAGTGGAGGTAGGGGTTGTGCCCTCTCGGGGCGAGTTGTTGCCTTGCTTCTTGCGCTCGCCGGCCCACTTCTGAAGTGAATCGGCGTATGCCTTGATGCCGTCCGCTGTCCGGTCTGTCGGGCCGGTGAGTAGTGCCACCGGAACGCCCGAATCGCTTGCCACCTCGGCTACCGTCGCCCTGAACTCCAGGGACGCAGCCTTGTCCTCGGCCTCACGCAGCCGCTCGGCCGCCTTCTGCTCGGCGGTCTTGTTGGCTTCCTCGATCGTCGCCAACCGTGCGGCGGCATCGGCGTTGGCCTTTGCCTCCGTGCGGTACTTCGCGGACTCCTTGCGGAGCTTGTCCACGTACTCGGCGTCGAACGTCTTGGGCTCGCCCTCCTGGGGCTGGCCTTCGGTCGGCTCTGACTCGGTGTTGATCTGCTCGGACATGGATCAGCCCTCCTGGGGCGTTGTGCTTTCCTGCCACCAGGACAGGGGGTTCTTGGGTTCTACTGAGCGCCGTCGGATACGGTGGTTACCGTTGGCGCCGCAGGTGCAGCGGGGCGCTCTGAGATGGCACGACGGGCCTGCTCGGGCGAAAGGCCAAGCAGTTCCAGGCCGACCGACGTCTCGCCAAGCCAGGGCTGCGCGGAAAGGATCTTCTGACCCGCGTCAGCCTTCGCGGCCGGCGAAGTCATCACCGGATCAACCCACACAGGACGCAGACGCAGGCGCGGGAACTCCCGCCCGTTCAACATCTCTAGCGCGCGACGAGGAACTACAGACAGGTCCGGGTTCCAATCGCGCTGAGCCTGCAACGCCTCAGAAATCAGGTCATCACGCGACACCACAAGCGCCTCAGCACTCGTTGGATTCGCGTCACCAATCAGGCCGAGCTCGCCCAGCGGGATACCCGTCTCGCCAGCGAACATCTGCGCAAGCATCCGCAGGTGCGCGTTCTGCGGCTCCGGGGACTGCCCGTTGAACTGCTTAACGTCCGCACGCTCAAGACCAGGAGCGGCGTTCTCGTCGTCACCAATCGCCCACACCGCATCCCAAGCGGCCTGCCACGTCGGCTTCGAGGACCCATCAGCGTTCTTGAACGCCTCCTCAGTCGCACCCAGAAGCATGAACCGGGGCAGGCTGTACGCCTCACCGTTCACGTCAGCACGGATCATCGCCGCGAGCGCCTGCATGTGCAGCGACATCACCGTGCGGTTGATCCGCGACGCACCAAACGGGCGGCCGAGGCGGGGCCGGTAACGCAGCATGTCAACTGGCACGCCGTACTTGTGGTCGCGGCGCTCAACCTTCCAGCGAGCGCCGCGCTTCGCCATGATGACGTTCAGGTCAGGCAGGTACATGGTCATGCCGACGGGCTCGCCGTCGTCGTCCAGATCCGTGATCGACAAGAACGACGACATCGACCGACGACGCACATCCCAAACGCCAGTCGCAACCTCAGCCGAACGTGCGTGGATAAGCACGGGCGGCTCGCCAGCCTCAGTGTCGCCCTGGGTAGTGACAATGAACGACGGGCCGTGCAGCAGTGACGCGTGAACGCCCTGCGACAACTCAGACAGCAAACGGTTGTCCTCGACGATCTGCCCAAGCCCAAGCTTGTCGAGGTCGCGCCCACCCTCGTCGTAGAAGGCGTCCAGGTTGCAACGCCGGTTCAGCTTGTCCACCGACAGGGCCGACCAGCCAAGGACGAACGAGCGACGACGCACAACAGACGGCATCTGCTCCGACATCAGCGACCGCTCGCTGTTCTTCATGTCATAAAACGCCGAGCGGAGGTTGTTCCGAGTGCGCTTGCCACGCCACTGACCCAGAAGCACATCAAGGGCACCCTGCTCGCCATGGGTCAGGTCCAGAATGGTGATTCGCTGCTGGTCCATCAGCTAACAACCACCCTTCGGCCCGGTCCGGTTCGCTTGTGCTTGGTCATGGACCCTCCGAAGTGTGCGAGAACCGCAGAAACGGCAGGGGCAATGTTCTGATCAGGGTCAGTGCGGTCCAACCCCCACGCGCCAGCCGTGCCGATGTTGCGCTTCTGGCATCCAGCCATCGCGTCATCAAGCACCTGCTGCCCGTTGTCCGCAGTCGCCGCCACATGCCAGGCGTGACCGTCACGAACCGCGTCATGCAGCCCGCCACACGCCTTGCCCATGTCCGCAGGCCCGGTCGTGACAACCTTCACGCGGCGTGCCTTCAATGTCGGAATCATGGAAGCGGCCGGCGACGCGCCGTCAATCACAACCGGCATCCGCCGACCCGCTCGAGCCACGATCCAATCGACCGCACCCGCCGTGTCCCCAGTGACATCCACGCTCAACAGCTCAAGGTGGGAATCCTCAGGGGCGACCGGATCAACCCAGCAACCCGTGATGGCAATGACGCGGTCGTGGCTCATGTCCACACACAGCGCGTTCGGAGGAGCGTCCAAGGCCGGAGCTATATCCGTCGTGCCGTCAGCCCACTTCGGAAACGGCGTGCCACCCTTGCGCTCATCCCAGATGCCGCGCGCCTCACGGTTCCACGAGTCCGGGTTCTTCAGCTTCTTCCGCAGCCGCAACATCGCCCGGTGACTGCTGCGGTGAGGGTAGGACGGGTTCGCCTTACGCAACTGCACGGGGTCCATCGGCTCAGAACCGCGATCGGCGCTCGTCTCGATGTACAACGTTGACTCAGACTCGCCGTCCAATGCTTCCTGACGAAGCAGGGAGAAGAACTCGCCAGCGTCGCGCGGCCTGGGCGGGGTGCCCATCACAAAGAACAACGGGTTGGGCGCAGTGTTTTGCGTTGCACCCAAGTCCTCGAGCGTAGACTCCGGCAGGATCTGACCCTCGTCGCACACCAGAATGTCGACCCCAGCGAAACCACGGCCAAACCCCGACTCGCGCGCCCCAAACAGGACGCGCGAACCGTTGTTGAAGTGGATCGCTTCGTCGCCCTTGCCGTGCAACACCTGCCGGATGTGCGCCGCAACCTTCGGGCGCTTCGCCATCCCATCGAACTGGTCGAACGTCTCCCGCGCCGTCGACTTACGGTGCGCAGTCCAAATAACCGTCAGCCCCGGCTTCAACAGGCACAGCGCAAAGATGATGCACGCAATCAGGTACGTCTTACCGGCCTGACGCGGAATGCTGATACACGTCGTGTCCGCCGCATACGAACCATCCGCACGCTTCGCCAAGATCAGCCGACCAGCACCGAACTGCCACCCGTCAAAACCCCAACCCAGACGGGCGCAAGTCCTAAAAACAGACGGCCACTCAGTCCCAGCGATACCCTCCGGGGCAACAACATGCCGAGCAACCTCAGACAGAGGGCGACGATCAGTAGCCGGTGCCGTCCCAGACTTCGTCATCGGCAGTCACGACCACCGAATGGTCCTCGTCCTCCGCCACGACAATGGCCTCGATGTCCCGGCCAATCTCAATCTGCCGACGCGACAGAGCAGCCAAGTCCCGAGCCTGCGTGTTCGGGTCATCCAGCGCCTTCGCGATCCGCCGACGCATCGCCTGCAGCTCCTCGAGGCGAGAACCCGCCTCAGCAGCCTCAAGAATCGACTTAGGGCGAGCCGGCTCAACCACGTCATCGGCAGAAACAGCCCTCAACGGCTTACGAGGCGGCATCGGGCACCTCCGGCCGTGTGGAAAAAGGGAATGGGGGGTAACGGGCGAC